GAGGCATAGACCATTGCTCAGGAATAAACAAACCTGAGAGACCTTCTGTACCATTCTTATCAATAAGATTTGTTTCTACTGCATAGATATCTTTAGAAGTAGGATTTAGGATCATATCCTTAAGTGGATTACACTGAGATAAATCTCCCACAGATCCTGCAGCTATAAACATACCTGTTGTCATTAAACCAGATCTCATTGCAGGTCTCATGTACTCATATGTTTGATCCATCTTTGGTGCAATACCAGCTTCCTCATGAAAAAAGAACTTTACTGGACCCCCTACACCATTTGTTGGATCTTTCTCAAATGACATGCCTTGCATTGTACCTTTAAGACCAACTTCATTCTTTCTATCTCCTTTCCTTACTTCAATCTTCTGTTGCCACATCATTACTTTATGTGGAGTCATTGGTCTATACCATGCAGTATGCTCATTTAAGAAAGCAGCATATTCATCTAAGAACTTCCATGAGCCTTTCTCATTTATATAATCTTTAAGACTTGCTCCTATCTTCAGAGTAACCCCAGCTTCAAACCAGATCTGATTTAATAGCTTAGCCATGTGAAAATAAGAAGAAGCTATCTGACGTTTCTTAAGAATAGCCACATGCTTAAATTCAGCTCTGCCAGTAATTCATAGAGGGCCATGTGATATTGGGCGTCCCTGATTTTAGCAAAGTCAAAAATTTGTTGTTCTTTATCAAATATTGGTAAGAAATTAAGCCACATGTAGTAATCTCTTGTAAGGTACCAAGTTCTTTCTCCTGACTTGTAGATAACTCCTCTTCTACATCTAAGCTTTTGTTCATCCCAGTAATTGATGAAGTCTTTAGATTTAAAGGGAGATTCGCAGTAATATCCATTTTCTCTGAACTTTCTTGATTCAGAATTAAATAATAAGCTAGTTTCATCAAANTTATATTTACCNGGTTNATNAAAAATATTTNTTANAAACTTGGCAAANTCTTCTCTTGAAGAAAAGTCTGTAACAGTCCAAGTTCCATTATCATAGGTTGGTATGTTTTCAAATATCTCCATTACTGATCATATGCCATTCCAATACCACCTCTTACTCTACTAGATTGTTCTTCTTGTAGATCTTTATATACTCCTTTAAATGATGCTCTAATTTGATCAAAGTTTTTAGCAGCAGCTACTATAGAATTTATATTGCCATCTCTTCCATCTGTAATTGGTGCATTCTCCATATATCTACCTAATCTATCTAACATAGATGCAATACCTTTATATGCTCTAGATGTAGGCGTTTCATACATTCTCTGACAAAATTGTAAAGCTATAAATACATCTTCATCTTCAGTAGAAAAGTCAGCATCTATTTGCTCAAGAATAAGAGATTCTTTATCTATTTCTGGTGTATAGAAAAATGGATTTAAGTCTGGGTTTGGACATGTCATGTAAAATAAATACTGATAAATTTTAATGTGATTATCAGGATAGTTATCCATAACCATCTTAAGTGCTTTTAAAGTATAGCAATGCTCTGTTGGAATTACTTTACCATTCTGTATGTCAAATAGTTTTACAATCATTTCTTTTTAATTTTATCTTTATTATCATGTAAGTAATGCATAATAGCTGCTACTTCATCTTTTAAATAGGGTATCTCAATTTGTGATACATCCTTAACAACAGGATCNCCATTGTGATCATAACTTGTTAAAGGATAACCATATCTATCTTCTCCTTCTGTTTCAAAAATTATATGATGGATAAACATTTTCCCAGGTTGCAATTTAGGATTGTGTTTTATTATCATATACATATAAATACTCAACTGTAAACTGTAGTGATTAAAATTACAGTCATCTAAGTTAGATACAGGAGAGAGTAGCTTTTCAGAAACTCCCTCCCAATCTTTGTAAGATTCAGTCTTAATCTCTTTATTAGTTTTATAATCAATAATATTTACTTTACCATTAATTACTTCTACGAGATCTGACTGACCACAGATGCCTGCTGANTTAAGATAAACCATATGCTCTGGATACACGCCTGGTTCTAATTTTTGTGAAGGAGCTGTCTTAATTCCATTTGCTAAATCATTAGGTTTAAACACTGGAACTGTAACACCCTCTCTTTCTATTGAAGCTAAAGAACATAAGTCAGCTTCTCTTTGGTTGTGATAATAGGTTCCAAGCAGGATTGCTCTTTCAGATTCTGCATTCCAAATAGATACAATATCTTTTGGTTCAAGCCCATACCATTTAGATCTCTTATTCTTACATACCTTCTTTGCTATCTTTTCTGCATCAAAAGGTTTTTTAAAGTGAGATACTAATGTAGTAACACTTATCCAATTAATTTCTGACCCGTCATTGCTTTTATAGCTATGATCTTTGGCATTAAATACTATACTCATAATTTCTCTAATTCTTCTTCTTGTTCTTCAGTAATTAAAGCATCCCATTTACCTAATGGGCAGGAAGCAGATAATGATCTAGTTTTAAATGTAAGTGAGCACCCACATTCATTACAGCAAGGAGCTGTACCTTTTACTGCACATTTTCTACCTTTTGCTGGACACTCATCACAGATGTCATATCTTAGTCTAGATATTTCTTCTACTGTCTCATCTCTAATTACAGAGTTCTTGATTCCTTCAAAAATCTGTGATCTGTTTTGCCAAATAAGATTAAGTACGTTTTTCATCTTCTTTAGTTTTTAAAAATTGTTCTCTTCTATTATTTACTTCTTTTAATTTAGAGCTTAACTTTAGTAATAGCTCTAGTTTATTTTCCATTGCTTTTTTATTATGGTATGCTTTAAAAGTAGAAGTATCATGGTTATCAAGTGATTTTGTTATTTTATCAATTGTTCCTTCTACTGCTTTTGGCTTTGCTACAAATTGTCCAAGACCATCTATATTGATTCTTGGATATTCTAAATTAGTAAGTAGCTTTCTAACATCTTTATAATAAAACTCTACTAAGTCTTCAACTAAATCTTTTTTAATATTTAGATCTTCAGATACTACATCATATATTCTTTTAGCCTTCCTTGGATTCATTTCCTAAAAATTTATAATCTAAAAGAATAGTTCCTTCTGTCTGAATTTTTAAATCTGGATTTAGCTTAATTAACTTTTTGTTAGATGCATCTTTAATTACCAAATTATTTTTCTCAGCTTTATTTACACTGTTTCTTACAGTTTGTGGAGATTTAAAGATTGGCTCTTCTTCAGAAGATGCATCATAACAAAAGTCTGTTAATTCTATTGGTTCATTAAAACTTAGTAAAGTCAAGCAATTAAGATCTGAGTCACTAAGATTAATTCTCTTAATGTAGCAGTGTGTAAGAATCTGGAATTTAACTACATCCCATTTAGGCATTCTTACTCTTTTCTGTACTTGATTTACTATGGCCATGATTACCCTCTTTTAAGCTTTCTGTTATCAGATTTAACTGGTTCAGAAGATTCTTCTTCATCATTATCTTCTTCTTGTTGTTGAGGATTCATCATCATTGCAAACTGATACTGAATGCTAGATCTCTTAAATCTTGTTTCATCAATTTCTAAAAGCATTTTTTCATAATCTAACTGAGCTCTTAAATAAGGCATTGATTCTCTATAGAATTCAAGCATCTTTTCTTTTTGCTCAGCTAATTGTTCTGGAGTCATCTCCATTTCTGGTTGTTGATTTGTTGTTTCCATAAGACATTAATTTATATTAGTTTACACAAATATATATAAAATAAGTTTAAATAAAACAAGTTTAAATAAAAAATCCAGGTATAGTACATACCTGGATCACCTTACTTAGAGAAGAGTAATTTATTTTTTCTTTTTTGCTACTGAACCACCTTTGGCCATACTCGACATCCAATTACCAGGACGTGAATTCATTTTAGATCTTGTAGTTGTTCCTTTTACTCTTCTACTTTTACCACACTTAGGTCTTCCAGGTCCACATGTTTCTTCTGTTGCCATTCCTAGTTCAGCTTTTTTAAGTTTTTTAATTGGTCCACCACTCATGTATTTAGAAGTTGTAGAAGTTGCTTTTGAGTTTATTTTTTTCATGATTACCGATTTTTTATAGTTAAGTTTAATATAGTTAGTAAGTAAAAGTTTCTAGATATATCCATTTCAAATGAGAATATATCCAATGATGATAATCTTATTCTTATCATTATTTTGTCCCACTGTTTTGTGGATGATTTCCAAGAGTTTCTAAATTTCATTTTATAGGTTTTTTAACATGTCTATTACTTTAGGATCTGGATACATATCACTCTTATCTCTTCTTACAGAGTTATGTGTATAGATTCCAGGAATCCCTTTAAATGCTTCTTTATCAATTGCCCAGATTTCTGATCTATAAGTCTTAGGAATATCATATGTTTCACATAAGTACTCTACTAGTTGTCTTAAAGATTCAATCTGTGCATCTGAATATTTGTACCAATATTTGGTACCTTTAAATGGTGTCTCAAGAGTTGTTACATTCTCTGGTTTAACTACACCATTTACATAGTTATAGAATTTACCATTGCGGAGTTTTAATGGACCCCAGTTGCAAACTTCTATACCTACAGAAAGTTTATTTAAGTTCTGATACTTTGCACCATTCTTAGTAAAGTCTTCTGAATCAACACCTAAATGCCAAGCCCAATGTTTAGATGAGAAACATTGTACAATGTCCCCATTTTCACCAATAACAAATGCAGTTGCTATTCTTGTATCATTACTATTCCAGTATCTTGATACAGCTACTGCATTGCCTCCACCTGCTGTATG